TCTCCGGCAATAAATAGAGTATTACAAGTTGTTGAAACGGAATTAAATGTTACAAAGAGAAATCGTAAAAAAGATGATAACCCATCAAGTACCGAGTGAAAATTTATTTATCAAGTTGGTAGTACCGTTAAAACTCAATTGTTTAATTATACCGTTAATCTAAACGTGGGGGATAATACCAATATAGAAAGTTTTGATGTTTTCATCAATGGACTTTACTATGGTAGTGATTTAACCCAAATTCAAATAAATACCAATGATACTATGAGATTGGAAATAACTAAAAATGATGACACTCAAGAGAGTACCATTATGTTTAATAACGAGTTACTTTAATCTTCCCCGTAGATATCTTTCTTTGGTTTACATTTCTCAATTATAAGTCTTTCTAAGAACCGGTACATTTTAATACCCCTCTTTTCACAATAGGTTTTAAGAATCTCGTGTGTCTCCACCGATATCTTCAAATTTTTAATCTTTTTGATGTCTTCATCCATAAGTAGAAAAAAGGCAGAAAATATTCTACCTAAAATATAAATAGTTGCTACGAAGTAAAGTATTTTGGTTTTTTTTCTAATATTTATCAATAAAAATAAATTAATAACTAAACAAAGACTAATGGCAACAAGTAGCAACAGTAAAGTATTCGTATCTCCGGGTGTGTATACTTCAGAAGTTGATTTAAGTTTCGTAGCACAGAGTGTGGGTGTAACCACATTAGGTATCGTTGGTGAGACTATAAAAGGTCCGGCATTTGAACCTATCTTCATACGTAACTTTGATGAATTTTCAACTTTTTTTGGAGGGACCTCTCCTGAAAAATTTATAAATACGCAAATCCCTAAATATGAGGCGGCGTATATAGCAAAATCATATTTACAACAATCTAACCAATTATTTGTAACAAGAGTATTAGGTTTATCGGGATATGATGCGGGACCATCTTGGTCTATAACAACTAAAGCAAATGTAGACTGTACAACAATTGATTTCAAATGTTTAAGTGCTGCAACACCTATTTGTGATGTTGAATGTGTTGAATATGATATAATTCCTTTTTCAATACCATTTACCGGATGTACATTTACAGATGAAAATGGACCAATAACTACAGTAGGTATTACTGATACAGACGCAATTCCTGCGGAAATTTCAAGTATATTAAACGAACAATTTGAATTATTTGATGGAAGTACTTCAACAATTAATTCATATTTAATAAGTCAAATGACAAGTGTTGTTCAAACTCCAAGTACTTCAGGTAGTTCAGTTTATTACTATGGTAGTATTTCAGGTGACCAATATAATCAATTAGTTGCTGACGGTTATACTGATTCTGTTAACGTTTATGGTGTTGATAATGTATGTTCGGATTTGGCTAACTATTGTGCGGCACAAAACGACCCTTGGTATTATTCATTATTTGATAATATCGGTGGTGGAGAATACTCAGGTAGTTCATTCTATACTACTGTAACTGATTTAGTTGAAACAACCACAACTTCAAATTGTGCAACATTCTACAACTATAGTGTTAGTGGTATATCAGGTAGTATTGATTACATTAATAACACTATTAGTGTTGTATTACCATTCAATGTTTTTAATGGTACTGATTTAACAACAGTTATTGCTGACTTCAGTGCTTGTACTGACAATATTTTTGTAGTACAAACAGGTTTTCTTCAAGAAAGTGGTGTAACTGAAAATAATTTTTCAGGATGTACTTCGTCTAACGTATTAGTGACTTATGAATTAACACCTCAGGATGGTGTGACACCACCAACATATTGGGATGTTTGTGTAAGTATTCAAAATCAATGTGACCCAATTGTAAGTGGTGATACAGGTAGTGGTAATGTTGGTGGAATCGAAACTTGTTATTCAGGAAACTTAACAGGTAAACTATATGTTTATGATGGTATGGCGTATACTGATTACGATGATTTAGTAATTGCAACATTCCGTTCAAGAGGTATCTCTAATTATTCTGCAACACAATCAGGACCATTATATGAAGTTAACTTAACAGGTTTAACTATGGATTGTTCAGGTTCTTACTCAGCAGTAACTAAAAACCCATTTGCTCAATTTGGTATTGATATTGTTGATAAAGATGGAAATAACTATTTCTTTGAAACATCTTTTAGAAACTCAGACGCTCAGTATATTTCAAAAGTATTTGGAAACAGTAACTTCTCTAAACCAAGAACAGTTGTTCCGATATTCGTTGAGGAGAATTATCCGGCGTTATTACAATACGCTTATAGAAAAGGTTATATTAGAGGTTTAAGTTGTTCAGCACTTCCTTTACCTCAAGCAAGAGATTTAGAACAAGATTCAATCGCTTGGTACTTAGAACAATATCAAGCACCTTCATCACCTTGGGTTGTATCGGAATTGAGAGGTAATAAAGTATTTAACTTATTCAAATTTGTAACAATTGCTGATGGTGATTCTGCAAATCAATTAGTAAAAATATCTATGGCAAATATGTCATTTAATAATGGCACATTTGATGTTTTAGTTAGAGATTTCTTTGATACTGACGCTAATCCAGTAGTTATTGAAAAATTCACTAACTGTAATATGAACCCTAATGATAATGCGTTTATAGCTAAGAAAATTGGTACAGTTGACGGTGAATATGAATTAAATTCTAAATACATTATGATTGAAATTAACGAGGATGCTCCGATTGACGCATTACCTTGTGGTTTCTTAGGTTATAACAATAGAGAATACTCGGGTGTTAAATCTCCATTCCCATTAATTAAATCAAAGTATGATTTTCCTGGTGAGATTATTTATAACCCACCATTTGGGGCTACAACGGGTGTGGATGACACTTTAGCATCTGCTGGAGATAATGTTCGTAGAACTTATTTAGGTATCTCAGATACGATAGGAATTGACTTTAGTTTGTATGAATACAAAGGAAAACAAAATGTTATTAATGCTTGTGATACATCAGGTAGTGATTGGGCGTTTAGAAGTAGAGGTTTCCATATGGATATTAACGCTAGTGGTATTACAATCCCTAGTACATTTGCAACAAGTGGTACACCAGCATTCTATACAGGTATTTCACCATTTACATCAGACCCTGAAAGTGATACTAACCAATATTACAGAATATTTGCTCGTAAATTTACTTTATTAGTACAAGGTGGTTTTGACGGTTGGGATATCTATAGAGAAAGTCGTACAAATACTGATAGATTTAAGTTAGGTAGACAAGGTTACTTAAATGGAGCAAGTCCTGATTGTAATCCAAGATATGGTAATGCAACTGGATGGGGAGCGTTTAACCAAATCGCTGTTGGTGATAATGCACAAGATTGGGCAAACACTGACTACTACGCATACTTATTAGGTCAAAGAACATTTGCTAACCCTGAGGCAGTAAATATTAACGTATTTGTAACACCGGGTATATCAATCCAAGTTTCAGGAGATTTAGTTGAAGAAGCAATCGAAATGATTGAATTTAGTAGAGCGGATTCATTGTACGTTTGTACATTAGATGATTATAGAATGTTTACACCTTCAACAGGTGACCCTGGTGATTTAATTTACCCACAAGAAGCGGTTGATGATATTGAGACTTCAGGTATTGACTCTAACTATACAGCAACTTACTACCCTTGGGTATTAACTAGAGATAGTGTTAATAACACTCAAATCTACTTACCACCAACGGCTGAGGTGACAAGAAACTTGGCGTTAACTGATAACATCGCTTTCCCTTGGTTCGCGGCGGCAGGTTACACAAGAGGTATTGTAAACGCTATCAAAGCGAGAAAGAAACTTACTCAAGAAGATAGAGATACTCTTTATCAAGGACGTATTAATCCAATTGCAACTTTCTCTGATGTTGGAACTGTAATTTGGGGTAATAAAACACTTCAAATTAGACAATCAGCTCTTGATAGAATTAACGTAAGAAGATTATTACTTCAAGCTCGTAAATTAATTTCGGCGGTATCAGTAAGATTATTGTTTGAACAAAACGACCAAAAAGTAAGACAAGACTTCTTAGATGCGGTTAATCCTATCTTAGACGCTATTAGAAGAGATAGAGGTTTATATGACTTCCGTGTAACAGTTTCGTCTGACGCAGCTGATTTAGACAGAAATCAAATGACAGGTAAGATTTATATCAAACCAACCAAATCGTTAGAATTTATAGACATTACATTCTATATTACTCCAACAGGAGCTTCTTTCGAGAATATATAATAAAAAAAATTATGACCCATTGTAATAGTGGGTCATAATAAGCCTTAATATAAAATTATGTTAAAAAATAAAATAGTTGAAGGAATTGATGAGTTTGGTGCTCCGGATGAAAATTACTATGCGTTTGATTGGGATGATAACATAGTATCGATGCCAACCAAAATAATATTAATAGATGAAGATGGTGATGAAGTTGGTATGTCTACGGAAGATTTTGCAACTTACAGAGAAAAAATTGGTGAAGAACCATTTGAATTTGATGGACATACAATTGTTGGATTTGCTGAAGACGCTTACAATTGGTTCGGAGTTAAAGGTGATAAACAATTTATTGTCGATGCTATTACGGCTAAACCGGCAGCGGCTTGGCCTGATTTTGTAGAGGCGATTAATAATGGTTCAATCTTTTCTATTGTAACAGCAAGGGGACACACACCATCAGTATTAAAAGAGGGTTGTTATAATTACATAGTTTCAAATATGAATGGTATAGATTCTAATGAATTGGTTAGAAATTTAGAAAAATATCGTGATTTAGCGGATGAAGAAAATATATCTAAAAGAGAAATGATTCGTGAATATTTGGATTTATGTAAATTTTATCCAGTAACTTACGGACAAGGGTCGGCAGCTAAAGTAGAACCATTAAAAAAAATGGCAGTAAGAGAGTTTGTTAAATATGTTAGGGCAATGTCTAATTATATTCAGAAAAAGGCCTTTTTAAAAAATAAGATAAGTAATTTTTTTGCACCAAAAGTAATTTTTTTTGATGACGATGTAAAAAATGCGGAAATTGTAAAAAAAGATTATGAGAACGACCCAGATAATATAGTTAAAGTATATTTAACAGCAGGAGGAATAAAAAAAGAATTTTAAATTAATTATTATAAATAAAAC